CCGACCAAGGGGTCGCCCAATCGATTTTTGGCTCGAAACTGACTCAACCACTCGTTCAACCGTTCATCCATCCGTTCGTCGTCCCGTTCATCCATCCGTTCATCGTCGTCTTCGTCTTCGTCGTCTTCGTCGTCTTTGTCGTCCAAAATATTGACTTCGAAGACACGACTCGTCTGATGCACTTTGACGATTTCGACTGTCAAAGCATCGATATCATCACCGTCTACCATCACATGAAAATGATTTCCCAAATTCAACACCATCGCAATGTCAAACGTGGCGTTGGTAGATACCCCACCGTGTTGCGGGTCGCCATCCTCGATGCGTTGCACGTGGCCCCAATACCATTCCTCCCCGACGCGGACGTTGACAAAATCACCGCTGTACTTTCCCTTCTTGGCCCGAATTTGTTGGTGCAGGTGCTGAGACTTGAGCACCAAATCCGTGTGAGGCGTGTCGATATACCGCCAAATACCAAAGCTGCGCATCTCCAACAGTTGTTCAATCGATCTGGGTACGACCTGCTTGATGTAGTTCGAGGAGACTGCCGTGGAGGGAATGTTGGAAGAGGGGCCATACCGATGCAGCTCGTTGTTCATTGCGTTGTACATGGCGTTTTTAAACGAGAACAAATAACGATCGGACACAAGGCGAGGGATCTCATAGTCCTGCGAGTGCTCGAGGTACTCACACGCCGCGGACACATTACCACGACTCTTCGTCACGTTTTTCCACTGAACCGGATCGACCTCCTTTTTTGTGGCGTTGTAGGTGAATTCTTTCAGGGTCATCGCTACTTCCCAGGCGTGTGTACGCAACTGGCCGCCAAGAACGATTTGCTTATACAGTGTGTCGTCCTTTTTTCGGTAGCCCCTCTGGTACGCTTCCGACAGCAAATGGCGCAGCAGCTCTTGATACGGTGTCTCGTCAGACCCGTCGGTGTTGAGCTTGAACTCATAAAACGACATGTTTTGTGAAACTGCAAAATCAATGTTGAGGTCTGAAAAGTTACGAGTCAGCTGGTCCGACCGTATTGCATCGTGGCAGTACTTCATGATGTGCACGATGCGAGTAAAGCGACGCGAAATCTCAGAGATCTCGTTGTATTCGTCGTGCTGCACGATTTTCTCAAACGCGTACCGCCAGTACAGCGAGAGGACGCGGGAACGAAATTTTCGCAGTTTCTTTTCCAAAATTTCCATGTCATGGTGCTCGTCGGCACGCAAGCCGTATAGCACATAAGCACACTCCAATCGGTTATCGTTCTCGTGCAAAAATTTTAACCACTTTCGACCCAGCTCGTTTCCCATTTCGTAAAGCGTGATCTCGGGCAGAGGCTCCGAGCTTGCGTGCGAAACCAGCGTTTCGGCGTGCTGGTCCAGCAGCGGAGTACCTGGCACGGCCATGTGAAGTTCCACCGGTCTCACAACGACATCTGCAGCATCGACCAGAGAATCGTCGTCGCTCTCTTCCATACGCCGTCGACGTTTGCGGTTCGGGTTAGCACTAAATTCGTCTTCATCTTCAATTTCGCTTATCCCCTCCTCACTCTCAATATCGTCATCAGAGAAGTCACTCATAGTGCTTTTACTTGAAAACTCCTGGTTTGAAGTTCGAGAGTCAAGAGTCTTACCACCAGTCTTACCTGGTTTGGGTTCAGATTTACTACTTACTAGTATACCTGGTACCTAGTATACAATAAATTTTTAATTTTAAAAACAACAGGCCCCCCTAATTAGCCACCAAAATAGTACTGCACAATCAGCGACATAGTCCACTGGGCCGGTCCAACGAAAGGATCCTCGACCGTCTTCTGTTTGCTGTGGTCGATCGGGTTCAAGAACCGACACAAACAGACGAAGGTTGCCCGCAACGTGCCCCTTCAACGGATCGATGGTTTCGACAAAATTTAACGCTTGTATCTATCTCCATTTTTTATTGAATCTAAAAAAACCTGAAAACTACCGGAGGGACCTGACAATATTTCGAGGAAACGCACCGAATAAAATTAAACCAGGATTGTATACTTTTTTCGCAACAAATTTTGCAAGACCATGTCATCTCATGCCCGTTGCAAAAAAAAAAAAAAAATGTGCAAAGTGAAAAAATTTACGCGACGCATCTTGAACAACAACCTCCAAAAAAATTATTGCGCAAAAAGTATGCAATCCTGGTTTTATTTTATTCAGTGTGTTTCCTCGATTTTTTTCAGGTCTATAATCAGCTTTTTATTGCCGAGAATTTTTTTTAATTTTTCTGCCAATTCATTACCAGGAAGGCTACCTACCAGGACAGGATACAAAAAACATGGAAATGGCAAGTATGGCAAGTATGCTGGACACAAAGAAACTGCTGGGCCGAGGATCGTTTGGGTCGGTGTTTAGTGTAAAATATAGAGACCATGACTACGCGTTGAAGTGCATGTGTGGTAAAAAGGCTTGGATAAGGGAATTGAAGGTCATGTGTTTTTTGAAAGATTATGAAACAAAGGTTAACGCAAACATTGTCAAGTTGTGCGGCGTTACGCGGTTGACGATGAACGGTAAAGAGTACGGTTGTTTGTTTTACGAGTTGCTGAACAATGTCACACTGGCAAAATTTATACAGAGGAAGGTGGAGAAGTGTGGGTGTGGCCTTTCGCTTGTGGACGTGTTTCAATTTGGACGTGGAATCCTTTCCGCGCTCAAACACTTGCACAAACTGAATGTGGCCCATGCGGACATCAAACCTGACAACATTGGTTTTTTGACAGACTCAAACCACCGAGGAATCATAAAGGTGTTTGATTTGGGTTGTGCCGTAATTATGCCGTGCACGGTGGAAGATGTGTTTCAAACAAAAGCCTATCGAGCACCTGAGGTCTTTGGTGAAAAGGGAACGATTAGAGACGTTACTCTTGCCGTCGACATGTTTTCTTTTGGGTGCGTCATGGCGGAAATGTACACAGGAAAGACGCTGTTTGACACTGAGTTTCGCTACTGCAATTTAACAGAGTATGCATATCACGTCCTTGATATCGAGAGTAACAATAGACAACGTGGCAAACCGACAACCGCACCGGTTGAGAAAATGCAGCTCTTAAAAAAACTTTTGGGCTGCTGCGTCTGCAACGTCTCTGACAACAACAATAAAAAACGTGCGACGGCAGAAGAGGTGTGGAACACATTTTTTTTGAAGAGGGATCTTCAGCAAGAAAATATACGCTGTAAATAAACCAAAAGAAATATCTGTAGTGTTTGTACAATTTTCTGTTTGTCTGATGGGATGTGGAGCGAGTGTCAAACTAATTCTTCCCGAACATATTGTCAGAGAAATGACTTTTAGAATGTCGCCCCTGACTCGTGGTGCTGCACGGTCTCGCGCAGTGCGTCCGTCCGACATTAAAACGCTCTCGTCGACAAGGTCCACGACAAAGTCTCGCGCAGTGCGTCCGTCCAACATTAAAACGCTCTCGTCGTCGACGCCTTTTTCGGGCCCGAGCAGCAGCGACCCGAAAGACCCGAACAGTCCGAGCAATCACTCCACGAGCAATTACTCCAAGCGGCTGTTTTTAGCTTTTGCGACACAAGACTTTCAACACTTTCCCAATCTAGACCACCCCATCGCCGAGTGCACTTCCATGGCCGAAACGTTTCGTCAACGAGATTTCGACACGACAGTGCTTACAAATCTGACCAAGAGCCAAGTGATGCGGGCCTTGTTTGGACTGAGTGTCAACCGGAACGACTTGCTGGTCGTCTACTTTGCGACCCACGCGACGTCCATGAACAACGGAATCACCTATATTGCTGCCAGCGATTCTGCGGTGTCCGACGACATTCGCGATAAAATCACCAAGCAAGAGCTTAGGTGCTTTTCAGACATCTGCCCAGCCAACCACGTGCTGTTTGTGTTTGACTGTTGCTTTGCCGGACGTTTTGCGAAGTCAAGAGGAGTCGAGGGGTTGCCGTCGTTCGAGCGGCACAACAGGACCGAACGAATGCGTCGCAACAGAGCACTAAAAGCAAGGCTGATCTTTACATCCGGCGCCAACGAGACGGTGCCGGACGAGTCGGAGTTTGCCAAGTCGATGCAAACGGTTTTAAACAATCACCAGTCTCCCCTGTCGACAATGGACGCGTTCGTGCGGATTCGTAAAAGCGTGTCGACAACGGCCCTGTGCAGTCGCTGGCCGGACGACGGGGGGGACATTTTTCTGTAATTGTATGTTAGTTCTTCGAAGTGCACCAAGTCACGGAACTCCAAATTTTTGTTAGTTTCTTTTCTGTGTGGGTGATTCATCACGGAGTTTTAGGTGTTTACATATGGGTGTGATGGAAGCCACACTTTTTTGGACACGTGGCGACCTCATGATGCGACGTTGTGGGGCGTGTGCGACCCTCGGTCGATCGTTGGCTGGTAAGTTGCAGCGGTCAAGGCAACACAGTCGCGCACGAAACCACTGCAGTTTGAAGCACAAATAAATGAACCGGACCCAGACACAACACAACGGAGTACTAAAAAACACACCCAAAGCAAACAGCAGCAGTGCATGCGGCCACATGAAAGTTTGTGTGTACGAAAAACAAAAAAACGGCAACTCTTTCCTTGTTTTTTTTTAATGTATATTTATGGCGTACCTGTTTTCAAAATGTCTTTGATCTCTATCACCCTTTCTTGAACATCTTTGAGCTGGGCAACATGAATACTTTTGACAAACTGCTTTATCCATGGAACAATTTTTGGGAATAATTTAGCTGGCAAGTGGCCTTTTATTTCGTCACTCACTTCTGGTGGAATTGTTGTTGGCTGCTGAGAGATTGCCTCCAATCCCAAATCCATCACTTCCTGCAACAGTTCCGAATCCCGTTGGCTTAAATCATTGTATGGCACCACTTTTCTACTTTGTTTTTGAACACGTGCATTATCATCGCTCAACATTTGATCTATTATTTTATGTAGCCCATCAAATTGATTGTTTTGAAATTCATCAACCCATTTCTTGATGGGCTCGAACAACAACAAGTCGTCGGTAATATCTGACGAAAGAAACATTTGCTGTCGCAATCGAGACAGTCCATCAGTCAACATCTTTTTGAACAAAACAACTTTCTTTCCATTGTTTGACGACAATTTTTTGATCGCGGCCCTCTTTTTTGTACTACGACTCTTCGACACAACATTTGACACAACACTAGTACCAGGCAGCATCGTCGGTTTTGGTTTCTTGACCGGGATGACAACTAGTTTCCCGAACTTTTCCGTAGTATTCGAGTAACTACATGCATTCTTACTCTTGTTCCAAGTGGGCCTTTGTAACCATTCCGGGGGTGTAGTTTTTGTAGTTTTAGTTAGTTTCTTTTTTTTCGAAACCCGATCCGAAAGAGATACTTTCTTGACCCTCTTTCGCACTAGCTTCGGAACTAAATTAAAGTGGTTGACATCGTCGCCCGACGACGAGTCGTCATCGTTGTTCGAGTTGTTTGAGCTGATACGTTTCTCTTGGGAGTCATCGGAGGATGAGGATGAGTCGTCGGAGTCGTCAGAGTCATCGGAGTCATCGGAGTCGTCGTCGTCGTCGGAGTCGTCGTCGGAGTCGTCGGAGTCATCGGAGTCGTCGTCGTCGTCGGAGTCGTCGTCGTCGTCGGAGTCATCGGAGTCGTCGGAGTCGTCGGCGTCGGAGTCGTCGGAGTCGTCGGAGTCGTCAGAGTCGTCAGAGTCGTCCGAGTCGTCAGAGTCGTCCGAGTCGTCATCATCCGCAACTTTTGCATTGTTAGAACACGATGCCAAATTGTCTTTCAGCGACTCCAACACCTGACTTTTTTTGGCACTTGACATTTCTCCTGTCAAAACATTCCTAACGAGCGTAGTTCTCAAGTTGCTTTTCACGATTTTTTGTCCGACTTTTGTTAATATTTTTTCCCACTTTTCGTCGCCTATTTTATTCAGGTTGTCCAACACCAATAGCAATGTTTCGCTCACACGTTGAACACAGTCTCCTCCGGTGTGCCTCTTATTGAAAGGTTCACAACATAAGCACCTTCCGTCGCGTTTGTGTGTAGAGTACGCCAACATGTTTTTGTTTTGGGTGTTGTGGTTGTGGTGGGTGGTGCTCAGCTTAAATTTTCCTGGTACAGGAGCAGATGATCGATTTTGCTAGCTAGAGCTCAAACCGGGCATTGCTGGCAGATTTGCCAGAAGTTTTTTCCATCATACCAGGTTAAGGTACCAGAGACTACCAGGCACCAGGTATTAATCGATATCAATACTTTAAACTCTTTATTTATGGTCAAACAAAAAAGGGGTAAATGAGGAAACGAAGCAGTTCTCACCGTGCTCGACAAGTCAAGCACAAAATACAGCATCAAAGCAATCCGCATAAAAAAGTACAAAATGAGATTTACGACTGGAACGGCAACCCAGGTGCAAGTTTGTACAACTCAACGCAGGAATTCATTGTTCAGCAATTTTTTCTGGCGTGCGCAGTAGATGTTCCTGTCGACTTGTGGCAACGGACCGACTTGGTGGTACAACAGTGCGTGGACGGACAGGAGAGTCCCGTCCGTTTTTTTATGTTGGTGATGCTGTTTGAAGACGGCGGTGTCAAACAGCGTGGGGGACGACGTCCAAGTTGGTCAAGTGCATTGCAAGATGCTTTTGGCACGCTCAGAAAAGACATCGACATGTTTGAAGAGGAACACCGACATCTTTTCAATTTTTACAAACGAGCAATGTTTATGTGCCTGCGTATTATTTGCTCAGCCGTTTACGATGAGAAAGAGTTAAAAACATGGGTCTTTTTTTGGGCCAAAGTGTTCATCTCCTTCGGGAGTTCTTTCTTTCATTGGTTTACGGTCGATGATTTTGAAACAGAAAACGTCATACAACAGTTGATGCATTTACAACAGCTGTCGACGGTGGCAGAAGAAGACGTGCGTCTTTTTGTCATTTGCGCTCAGGTCTATCGGAGCGAGCTAAAGCGTTTCACATTGACTGTGCCGGAGGAGCCAGAAGAGCCGAAGAAGCCGGAGGAACCCGAGGAGTCCGAGGAAGATGAGGGTGGCACGTGTTACGAGAGTTTTGACCCAAACGACCCCTACGACATGAAATAAAAGATATTTACTTATTTTTTTGTCACACCAAGGAGGTTTATTGTTGTTTTTTTAGGCGAACAGTTTTCGCCACTGCTCGGATTCAACGGTCGTGGCGTCGTTAAAACTTGATTCAAAGTAGTGCAAGTTTATCATGTTGCCGTTTTCGTTCAAACGTCGCACATCGACAATCACACCATCGTTCAGCGGTGCGTATACAAACATAACATGGTCGACGGAATCCAGTGTCAGTCCGTGGAGGTTGGACAGAGGCAGCAGCAGCACATTAATTTTTCTCGCTTGAAACTTTTCGTAGGAGAGTTGCATCGTACGGACGGATCCATAGAGTCGCCGGCACATGATTCCGCGGTCCAATAGGTGTTTGCGGCACTGTTGCAGAGGAACGCGGTGCTGACAGACGATCACGACGCGCTGGTCGGCGGCTTGAAACGTCTGCACCGCGGCTAGAAATCGCTCACGGCGTGTCTTGAATCGGTCGGTCCGGAACTCCACGGCGTCCCCACTGTAGATGGTGCACCGGCACAAGGGGCAGCTTTTGCTCCGCTTGAGACTTTTAAAAAGGCACCGCCAACAGAAGCAGTGGCCGCACATCACGATGCAGCTGACACTGTTTGAGTAGCAAATGCTGCAGGTCTCCAGCTGCTGACCTTGGTTCCGGTTGGCATGCAAGACGGCGATTTTCTGGCTGAAGTGTTGCTGCCGGCGTCGCAGAGTGTCCGTGTCCTCGTCCCCGGGAATGTGAGACAGCCTTGTCGCGTATCGATGTTGTATGTACTTGTCGACATCGTGAAACCGCTCGATCAGTTTGATGTACTGCCCTCCCAGAGCGCTGCCGAACCCCGAGAGCTGCTGCAGTACAGTCTCATTCTCGTGGGCTCGGCAGACATCCTCCAGTGCGCTGTATCGCTCCCACTCGTCCGGAGTTAGCGGCACGACGTGGCGCGTCGTGAGAAACGATGCCAACCCCGTGCGTGTCACCGCCGTCGAGTCCACCATGCTCACCATGCCCACTCCCGACGGGTCGATACCGAGGGGGTCATCGTCATAGGTCATGAAGGCCATCATGATAGTGTGAAGTGACGGCGACGGCACCGTGTCGACGGCGCTGAGAAACCACACACCGTACTGCGCTTGCATCGATCGCGCCGTGGATTCTGTGAGCAGGTGTGAGAGTCGCTGATACTGATCAAACACTATACGCCGCCAGTTGAAGTATGTCAGAGAGTTGTTGGAAATGGGGTTACTTTCGTGTGTCTCGTCCTGCTCCAGCGCCACCCGCTGCATCGTCCAAGCGGCGCTGTCCCACCGGCTGTCATGCTTTAGGGTGTATGTCACAAACATATTTTCGCTGCAAATCACAATGTCTGCACCACTCGCGTCGCCAATCGTTTGCTTCTTGAAATCCTTGTGCTGCCGCAACTGAACGATCCGCAGGGCACCGTTCGTTTGTCGCACCTTTTCGACCCAAAAACCCACTAGGTGGTTGGGCACGACGATCAGCGTCGCTCGGCTTGGGACGTAAAAACTGCGCACCAGCGATGATGCATTCGGCGTCGGCATCGTCCTGGAGAGGGACACAGCGGCCACCACTGACGTGACTCTCCCGCCCCCACCGCCCACGAGAAGCCCCCCACGAGCCCGGCACCCTTGCGTGAACCGGACTGAAGGCACGTTTTCGTCTGTCCGGTACAGTAGGCTTCGGGACAAATTATACACGTGGTGCGACCCCAAAGGCAGCAGTTTGACAGCGTGGACGGTTGACGCCTTGACAGCCAACAAACGATTTAGCCGATCGTTGTCGCTGTCGTTCAATCGGCACGTCCGCTGCCACCCCTCGTCGTTCAGCCTCACCCGATTTCGCCGTACCACCACGTCTTCCGACGTCGATCGGCGTACCCTCTCCCACAGCAGGGGCGGGAGTGATGGCAGGTGTGTGCGGTCAAAGTACATCAAGTGGCGGCGGCGGTGCAGCAATGTTAAAAAAATCTTTTCGCACGGCATCGACGTCTCGTTGATCAGTGCCTCGTCGAATCGGTCGCCGTCTATGAACACGTCGTACGACACGGCGCTGGTGCGGCAGCCGGGAGCACCGCAGCGGTACGTCACAAAGCATCGAAAAAAACGTGCGGTGTCTTCTTGCCGTATCAGCTTGTACACCTCGGGGACTGTTCGACTCTTCTGTATGATCAAGTAACCCTCCTCTCGTGAAGCATCCTCTCGTGAAGCAATGAATTCCCCCGCTCTGATGGAATAGAGCAGCTCGCTCCGGCAAAGGGGTTCGACGTTGACGCAGGGGGTGGCGGCGTGCTCGAGCTCAACGAAGGAGCAGAAGTACATTTTTCGCTTTTTTTTTCCACATTTTATTTTATTTTTTTTGCAGTGTCACCAACCCCCAAAAGGCCGCGTTGTCAACAACAACAACAAAAATACCAGGATAAAAAAATAAAAATGCACCAGTTTGACAACGAGGTGCAGCTGAACGACGAGGCCATTCCGTTCTTTGTGCGTCGCAAGAATCAACGAGAGTACCACTACGTGTACGCCCGGGGTAACGGCAAGTTTCAGTGTCGGGAACTGGAGAAGGCCATCTGCTCGGAGGACTCTTCCCTGCTCAATACAATCGCGCAGCGGGGCAAGACGAACGGTGCGTACTACGGCAAATTCGTGCGGCACTTCGACATTGAGGGGCAACGGTTTTTTTTGATGGAGCTGCTCTTCAAAGACGGGGCGAATGGAAAGTGGAAGCAGTGGGCGATTCCCAAGAAGTACTGCCAACGCATTAACAGCATCACACACGACTTTGATAGTGCGGCGGTTTGATTGTTTTTGCTTTTTGAGAAAATGGAGAAGATTATTCTGGACTACTGCGGTCAAATCCAGGAAATTGTTGGGCTGTACCAGCGCGAGCACGTGTACCGAGACTTGCTACTCCAACGTCTTCGAACGACGTACTCGGACGCCCTCCCGGAGGTCGTCGTCCCGTTTCGCAGCGACGCCGGCAACGGTCACTGTCTACGAATCGACATCGACGTCCCGAGCCAAAAGGCCATGCTCGAACTCAAGTCTACAAACGCGATGACGAAAGAGGAAGTGTTCTGGCAAGTGCGTTCGTACCTCGAAAACATGGACCGGACGACCGGCTACATTGTCAACTTCATGTCCAAGCAACGTGTAGTGGAACTGTTCGTCATCAGAAAGACAGAGAAACACACCGCAAGCGGCATGCGCAAGTACACCAGGTCCGTGGCGCAATATACCCGGGAGTTGGGCAAAGTGTTCGAAGACTTGGAAGACAGTGGAGAGCTGGAACTCTGAACTATACCACTGAAGTACCAATAAATGACTTTGAGTCAATATTTTTTTTTTATAAAATAAATTTATTAATTTATTTGTCACAACAACTCTTGCAGCAACTACAACAACGTCACCAAAAAGGGGTCGCCGGACGAGCCGCCGCCGGACGAGCCGCCGCTGCCGTCACCCACGGACCCAATGAAGAAGTCGTGAGTCTCGGTGTCGAACGTGACACTGAACACGTCGTCCTCTTTCAAATCGTACGGACCTGTGGTGTAGGCAGCCCCGCCCTTGGTAAACGAGGCCGCCGTCGAATTGAGAATGCCGTAGCACTCGACACCGCCGGAGTCCTGCCGTTTTACCGTGAACTGCTTGCCTTCCTTGGACAAAGTGACCCACTCGTTGTTCTCCAGCGCGCAGTAGAACGATTCGTCCGCGCCGTTCACGGCGGCAATGTCAATGATTTCGTTGGGTTTGAAAACCACAACGTTGGGCCGTTTCAGTTTCTGAGAACTCAACCCCAACTCCTC